GAAAGTGTGACGGAAAAATTGATGGATTTTATTAAGCATGTGAAACCCACTACCCATTCCGGACTGGATTTTCAGTCCCGCCCCCGCTCCCAGATTCATTAATCGAGCAGGCGGTCTTTGACCGCTTTCCCGAGAAATATCGAGTGAATTCTCGGGGGGGGCCTCTTTTTAGAGGATGGGGTAGTGTGTCTGAGCGACACGACGAGTGGCTACCCGAGAGTCATTTTCTTATAGTTGGGCAAATGACTCGTCATGCAAGTTATAAAAATAGGCGTGCTGTGGATCCTTTTATAGAAATGTATTATGATGACCATGGTGTGGAGAAACCGGAGGAGTGGGGTTTACCTGTTCCAAACGAATTAGCGGCTTATAAATCCCTTGCTAAGTATGCAAAGGATTGTCCTTTTATGGAGGATGACCAGATTCGTGATATGAATAGGGCTTGGGAATGGACTTCCCAACACTTTTATCCGTATATGAATAATGCACAGATTAGATCTCGAGATGATGTTGTAGGGGCTTTGGACCGAACAACATCAGCTGGGGCTCCTTTTAATGTTCTTTTTGGAACAAAGGGAGATCTTTTGGATTCTGATCCCAACATTTTAGAAGTTTTTGATGAGAGTTGGCGTTTACTTGCATGTGATGAGAATCACACGTATTTGTGTACCAATTCATTGAAAGAGGAGATACGACCTGCAGAGAAGACTGCCCAGAATAAGATTCGGACCTTCACTGCAATGGCTGTGGACGCAACAGTCGATGGGAATCGGTTGTTCGCTGACATGAATGAGAAGATGAATTCTGCTTGGTTAGTGTCTAGTTCCACTGTGGGGTGGAGCCCCATGAAGGGGAATTGGGGGCGTTTGTTGGAGAAGTTGAACGTTCATCCACATGGTTATGCATTAGATGAAAGTGAATATGATTCCAGCCTACGCTCTTATATGATGTGGGGTTGTGCGCGTTTTCGGTGGAGCTGTCTGTGTGAGGACGACAGAACTGCTGAAAATTTGCAGCGCATAAAAACATATTATCGAAATTTAGTTAATACTGTGATCATCTCGCCGGAAGGTGTTTTGATCATGAAGCTTGGTGGAAACCCATCAGGGAGTGTGAATACGATTAATGATAATACATTAATTTTGTTTACTCTTCTTAGTTATGCGTGGATTCGTCTAGTTCCTGAAAAGGAACTTACTACACTGGGAGAGCTTCTAAATAATGTCGCTTTTGCATTGTGTGGGGATGATAATACGTGGACTGTAAGTGATGAGGCCCACCCTTTTTATAATGGTAGGGATGTTTGTGCTGAGTTAAGTTTGATTGGTATTACTACTACATCAGACACTTATGAGGCGCGAGCACCAGAGGATTTGGATTATCTAAGTGCTCATACTGTATATATGAAAGGTTTTGCTGTTCCACAGTATGACAGGAGGAAGATTTTGACTTCATTGCTTTATAGCAATCGGCAGAAACATACTCCGGCCAATGCGTTGACACGCACTTGTGGAATGTTAGTTTGTGGTTATACAGATGTTACCTTGCGAAAATTTTTGCGTGAGGTTATATCATGGTTGTTGGTTAAGTTTGATAGAGTTTGTCATGATGATCCCGAGTGGATTGTTGCGAAGACTGGTATTCTTAGTGATCAGCGTTTGTTCGAGCTTTGGACAGGGACATCCTTTTTCCTGACAGAGCAGTGTGTCCAGTCTTGCACTGAGGATACTGGCACAAAACGAACGATGAGTTCACCGGCACCAAATGCCAATAAAAGCCAACCTAAACGTGGGGGAGGCGCGAAAGCTACACGTATTGTTTTTACTGCTGAGGAGCAGGAGAAACATGTGAAGAACCTTGCAAAAGGGGTTTCTAAGGCCGATTCTAAGGCCCGAATCACACAATCGCGATTGGATAAAGAGCAAGCGGTTAAAACACCACAAGTTCTTGTGAAAAACGTGAAGAAAGAGAAATTGAACAACAATGTTAAGCCTCAGTATCTGAAAGGAAAATTGAGAAATGACATTGAAGTGAAAGAGGGTAAGCGAAAGAAAAAGAAGGATCGTTATGCAGGACGAACACCGGAATGGTGGGAGAAACTTATGGACACTGGCTCTGATTTGGTGGAGCATTTTGCACCACTTTTATTAGGGATGGGTGATTATGATGAAGATATCTTGCAAAAGAGTCCTGAGCCTGGTGCAAATTCAATTTTGGCCAGTGCAACGAAAGGAAGAAGAGGAGGTAGTTACGCAACAAGGATGCGAGAATCCGCGAGTGACGTACCTTCAATGCATGAAGACGGGTTGGTGACGAGAGTTGCTCATCGAGAATACATTGGAGATGTGTTGTCGAGTACGGCAGCTTTTCTGCCTCTTGAATTCGCCCTGAACCCTGGAATGAAGGAAACCTTTCCGTGGTTATCCTACGTGGCACAAAATTATACACAATACCAATTTCTTGGTTTGGTGTTTGAATTTGTGTCCGAAGGATCTGAGTATACAAACTCGGCTGGGTTGGGTTACACCGCTATTTCCACACAATATGACGCTGCTGCAGCAAGTTATGTGGATAAGCGGTCGATGCTCAATGCACAATTTGCTGATGCTGCAAAGCCCAGCAAATCTTTTCAGGCGTGGATTGAATGTTCCCCTGAGAAGGTTGTGGATCCGAGGCGACACATTCGATGTGCTGCGAATCCTGCAAACACTTCAATCAATGATTATGATGTGGGTAAAACCACATTAGCAGTTGGTGGAAATGTTGCAGGAGGAGCAGTCATTGGTGAGTTGTGGGTGTCGTATGATGTGGAGTTGTATGTGCCCCGTAGTCAGGGATTTGTTAATACTAATATTGACAAATTTTCTGTGACTTCGGCGGCAACAACTTCAACCGATGCGGCAATGTTGGGATCAGGATGGATTACATCTGCAAATGCTGTTAATACTTTCTCGCCTGCATTGACAGCGTCTTCAATAACGTTTCCTTTGGGAACGCGGGGACGCTTTTCAGTGTGGTTGCGTTTTAGCAGAAATAGCACTGCTACTGCAAGTTCTGGATCCTACACGACGACGCTTGTGAATTGCTCAGCAGTTTCAAACTCTGGCATTACATTTGGCATGAATTTCGTTGCTACGCAACCTAATGATATGCAAATGGCCGTCTATGATGTGTTTTCAGACGGAGCGTCAATTACTTTCGCAAACACAATTTCTTTCTTTGGAGGAGGAAATGGAACAACCACAATTTGTGTTACGCAAATTCCAGCTGGTTATTCCACTTCACCAATTCTTGATTATGGAGGGAGTAATCGTAATGCAAATTATGAAAGACTCATGAACCTGATCACGAAGAAGGAAAACGCCAACAAGAAGGTTATTGTGGAGACACAAATCTTCCGGATCTTTTTAGATGTTGAAAACTCAAAACTTTGGTTTTGTGTCATCTCTGATCCGGATCATTTGTTTTTCTTTCCATATGAGGAGTTGTCCTCTGTGTTGGGAAAGACGGATGAGTTTGTTGACCATTTTCTGATGGAGAAGTTGTGTCGTGAAAAAGTAGGTGAGGAGATCACCTCGATTCGTCGGTAAATGATGAATAAAAGCATGATACCTGTGGTGCTTTGTTGCACAGGAAAGCATGAGACCAGTCGTGCGTTGTTTGATTGGCATTAAAGCCAGTTGTGTTTGTTTTTAGCGTCCCTTGAAGATCTGGGTGATTGGACGGTGGTCTGTTTAAAAGACAAGGAAAGGATGGTAAAGTCCCCTGACCGTAATATCATACCCCCTGGCCATTGTGGCCAGTGCTGGCTATCTTCTTTTGGCATCTGTTTAGACAGGTGGGAGGAGGTAGACTGAGTAATGAATGAAACAAAACAATTGGTGCTGGATCGGAACCAGGATAATAAATACCGGATCTCGTGGGTCCTCTACGACCACTTTTGTGGTGTGAAAAATAAAAACAGAGGAGATCTTCGCTATGCAGGAACGCTGCAGAACACGAGTGGTGTATATCACTTCGGCTCGATAGCAAGAGTTAAAATTGCAGAAATCGCGGAGTGCGGTTTTGAATATAAGAATTAAAAACTTACAGCTACTGGTTGAGAGCCAAAATACTCAACCCGGTCTAGAGATGGTGATGTGTTGTAAGTTGAACTGTGCATCCTATAAGTTGTTGAATTTGTGAACCTTTATTGTGTTCTGTCAATGATTTATAGTTGATGCTGTGATCCTTGTAACATTGAGCCGTGCTCCGCGTTTTTCCCCGTAA